ACAGACAGGAAACGAGTGAGCACACGGATGCCGCCACAAAAGTCACGCACCAGTGTGCAAACGGTCTTGAGACTCCTCCACATAGCCACAGCACCACCCATCCCCTTATAATACAGGGTGGGCACAGCCATGGCAATGATACACAGGTCGAACAGGTGGAAAACCTCCTTCTCAGAAATCTTCCCTTCCTTCTTCTCGACTCGGCGCGCGTGGTAATATTTGCCCAACAACAAGACGGCACCGATGACCTCTGTGCATGCCATGACGGTGGCGAACTTGCCCACTGTCTGAGAAACACTGTCACTAGCTTTGTCAACACTGCTGTTGAACTTCTCCGCATGGGCATCAACCTTCTGAGTGAGATCAGATGCCGTGCGATTGAACCTCTCCGCCTGCGCATCAGCGCGGTTCACCAGATCCCTCGCAGTTGCGTGGAAATCTGTTCTGGCGCGGTGCATCAGGTACAAGAAGAGGCCGACACTCGCGAAGACGGCGACCCACACCCACATGGGCACGAGTCCTGACAGCTGAGGGCTGAGCTCGCCAGCAGGAAACTGCTCTGCTCGCACCGGCAGCGCCATAGCGGTGCCGACATTGAGCAGGCAAAACAGCGCCATCAGCGCTCGTCTGTGCGGTCGTAAGGTTGCCCGAATCTCCTTGTAGCACCACACCACCCGAAAGATGGTGTAGAACAGCCCGAAGGCGAGCAAGTTCATGCCCACACACACGAGCCCACCCCCCTCGGGGTGCTCATGCCCCATCGCAGGGGCATCTGCCAGGACGCACGACGCTCCGGACTCGAGCGCAGACGCGCTCACGCCACCGACAAGGCACAGCAGGGCCACCATGAAGAGCATCATGACCTTGGGGGAGGTGGCGCGCTTCACGCGCGCCGCCGTCCCCTGCGGGTTCGGGCCGTAAGGCTTGGCCTTGCTCTCGGCGATCGCCTTGCCGCCAAGCACAGGCACCAGCTCAGGCAGCTCGTCGTCAACGACCACCGCGCTGTAGTCCACCGGGCGCTCTGCCTCGTGGTCTCGCCTGGCCTCGTCCTCCTGGTCTCGCCTGGCCTCCTCGGTGAAGTCCACAGTCTTCATGGCAGACTTGGTGGCACGGGCCAGCAACCACTGCTGGAAGACCGACTGGCTCGCCTCACGGCGCTTGTTGTTCTGGATGGCACTACGCCTAGCTCGCTCCGCAATCTCGCGGGCCAGTTGCGTCTCCAGAATCGTGTGCTGCTGCAGCAGAGCACACTGCTCCGCCACATCCACCTGACTCTGGTGCGCCCGCCCAGCGATGAGCTCATACTGTTCCATGAGCTTGTTCTGCGCCAG